CTAGCAATGTCATTGTATTCCTTAACTAATAAGTTAAATCCTGGCGTATGTTTAGCAGTTAAAGCTATACCGTTTACACCTGTTCTTGCAAACAAGAAAAATGGTTTAGCCCATGGTGCTTTTTCAAACACATCATTAAGACCTCTAGAAAATCCAGTAAGGTCAGTAGTTAAGGTAGCTTCTTTCTTTGCATATAATGTAGCAGCATCGGTAATGTTACCGTCACGATCCATTATCTGACCAAGAAATCTGTTTTCATATTCTTTAAGTAGATTAGGTGTTATATCTACAACGTCACCAGCATCAACCGCATCCATTGCAGCTCTCATTGCTTTCTCTTTACCTTTAGCTCTAGCTAATATGTATCCAAAAGTATCGTCAGTAGCTGCCATTATCTTTGTTGAATAAGTAAGAAACTTATTGTCATTTAAAGATCTAGCCATATTAGCCATATAAAATGCAGCTTTATCTCCAAGAGTTGCTCTACCACTATTTTCAATCCAGTCACCAAACATAGCCCATTGCTCATCGCCTTTGGTATATTCAGAAAATCTAGATTTAACAGTAGAAATATCTCCTGACCAGTAAGCATTTAGCTTAGTTTTAAATAGTTGCCAAGCTTCAGGTATAACTTCTCTCATTGAATTTAATGCAGCTAAAGACGCTTTTCTAGTTGCGACATCACCTGTCAGTGTTGCACCTAATGCTTGTGAAATAGGTCTGAGGAAAGTAGCTGTTCCAGTACCCATTACAGCTCTAACTGAAGTTTTTGGACCACTAAGAACACTATGAATCATCATTCCCTGTAGTTCTTTTATAAGCACACCTGTTTTTGCTGTGCCATTAAAATCACCACCTTTTAGTTTCTTACGTATCCAAGCATCAAAGTCTGTAAGGTTATGTATTTCATTAGTCATTGAGACAGTTTCCCAGATAGCTTTAAACAAACTATCGTCAGGATTATCTCCAGCTACTTTTAAAGCAAGTCTGAATGCATCTATAGATTCACCAACTTGTACATCGACAGCATCATGCACATCTTTAAGTGTTGTTTTACCAGCACCAAATGAACGTAATTGTCCAGAAGTTTTCATCTTAGACAATTTGATTTGAGTTAAACCAGCAATGATCTTGTCATACATATCTTTAGCTGGACCATCAATATCTCTTAAATCAGCAATATCGTAAAGTTCTCTACCAGCTATTCCTATATCTCTTATTTCTTTCATAAGAGAACCAATAACTAAATCAGCAGCTGCAATATTTTCAGGGTCCCAGATAGTTATTTCATCTGGAGCACCTTTTTTAATTATGGTTGGACTTACACCCATCTCTGCCCAAAATTCTTCAGGTGTTAGATCAGATGTATTTCTTCCTTCAAATACACGTTTTGCTAAATCAGCTGATTCTTCCCATATTTCTGCTAAAGACCTTCCGTTTTGTTTAGCAGCTTTGATTTCAGCTTGTATTCTGGCATCAGACATAAAATCTTCTAGTACTCTGGCAACTTCTTGTTCTGCCATTTCAGCACTCATACCAGTACGTTCTAATTGAACAGGTGTATGTAGAGAATCTGTAGATCCTTCAGCAGCTCCCCATTCTTTTCTAGTTCTAGACAACTGTGTTCTAACGTCAGCAGCTTTACCAGTTGATGTAGGTGCAGCTTGCCAAGGACTAGCTATAGGTTTATTTTTATAACCACCAAATTCTGGACTAGCCATTTGTTCTCTAGCTTTCTCCACAATTTGACTCTTAACGTTCTGTTCTCTACCTAAAGCTTTCTGTACTTCAACTAAAGTATTATCTTCAACTATCTCTTTTCCACCTTTACCTATTCTTGTTCTCTTTATACCTTTACCAATAAGAATACTTGCAGCATCAAATACCGCACCAATACCCATACCTTCAACGACATTCTTTAATGTCTTCATTGCAGGGTGATCGGTATCTTTAGTAGCTAATGGTGTATCTATAAAATTAAAACGATCTCTTAAAATTGCTAGACCGTTATCTTCTTGAGAGTATTTAGAAATTATATCTGAAGTAGCACCAACAGCAGCACCTCTTGCGAGACTTCCAGCCACAGTAGTCGCAGCAGTTATACCAGCTACCTTAGCAGCAGGGATAATAGCAGCAGCTAGTGAACCGAAATGTACAAGGCTTCTTAATGCACCACCCCACCAAGTTTTGGTTTCTATAGGGTTAGCATCATCTACAAACCAGTCATCCCATTCTGCTCCATAACCTTCATCTGTTTCTTGCTCTTCTTGCATTTCACCACTGAACATATCAATGGCTCGTTCGGGGAGAGTAACAACAGAAGAAGCTGTATCTTGTAGTCCACCGCCTATAGCAGATTGGACTTCTTTAACAACTCCTTTTAAACCACCTCCGCCTTCACGTTCGCGAGGGTCATCTAACTCAGCCTTGGCTTGAGCAGCTTCCTCTTGTTGTGCGAGTTCTTGTTGTTGTCGATACGCTTCTCGTTGTTCTCCCTCTTCATACAGTTCCTCGAAGTCGATATCACTATCTGTAATAGACATACTATCGACATCAATCTGATAATCATCAGGATTCATGTTTTTACCTTAGTAATTAGCGTTTTCTTCTATTTTTTGTAGGGAATCTATTTCTCTTGTCTTTTACTTCTTTTTTTCTTTCTTCTATTGCTTCGCCAAATTGTTTAAAGGCTTCTATTTCTGTAGCAAATACATCTGATGGATATTCCATTAACAAGTTACCAAAGCCACCAATAAAGTCTTTAAGTTGTTCAGCAGCTTTACCATCACTTTGACGAGATGCTCTCATTTTGTCACGGCGAGTATCACGGTATGGCTCTTTAGGTGGTTCTATTACTGTTTCAGTAGTAGCAAACTGTGGATAGGTTGCAGGGTCATTAATAATATCATCAATTAAAAAACCAACTTCGTTGTAGTCAATCTGTGCATCATCTTTAAATGCTTCAATCTTTGCTCTAATAACTCTAGCTGGATCAACATGGTGACTTAATAGTTCCTGTGTTGTTTCCGGTAATTTTTCAAAAGCTAATAGTATTTCAGATTTAGCTGGCTCTTTTTCTCCTTTTAACTTTGCTGCAATAGCAAGTTGGTTTTCTTGAATTTTTAGAGGTAATACTTTTAATTTATTACCTAACTGTTGATAAAACAAATGGACTTGACCTGGCGGTAAATCTTTAGCTGCTTCAAGTACTTCTTCACTACCCCAGATAATTCCTGTATTAACAATATCAGGATTTATTTCGATATGTTTTTGTGCTCTAAATAAATTACGTGATCTTTTTAATGGATCAGATTCAGTAGTTAATAGTTCATCATAATCACCATCTTTTATAAGCTGCTCCATTTTATCTGTAGCAGTTTTAAATGCGTCAGCTTCACTGTTAGCAGTTTTCATAGCTTCTTTATATAAAGCTGGAAATTGATTTTCTGCGTTAATGACAATGTTGTTCCATTGGTCATTCTCTTTTCCAGGACGGACACCAAACTGTTTAGCTCTTTTATTGGCAAACCCTTCAGCTTTCTTTTTAGCTTGTTTGATTTGTGTACTATTAGCTGCACTAGGATTACCCTCAGCTGCTTTCTTTAACCATTCTTCGCGTAACTTACCATCATTTAATTTATATACTTCTGCTTTATCGAGGATGTTGAGATCATAAAGATGTTCGATGTATTCAAGTTGAATGTCATCATCGTGATCTTCCTTAGTAAGTCTATTTTTTATAGAATCAGGTATTTTACCTCTTGATTTATCCCAATTTTCTTTTAAATAATCTGCTAATTCTTTATTAGTTAATAATGAACCTCGTTCATCTTCTATAGTTTGTATATCCTGTTCAAAAGATCCAGCATAATTCTGATCATCTTGTTCTTTTAGTTCAAGTCTTTTAGCTTCACCTTGTATAAGAGCAGTTTCAAATTCTAATTTAATATCTTTAAATTGCTCTGTATATAAAACTTCTCCAGAACCAGCATGTTGTATTTTGTAGTTTTCAAGTAATGCTCTAATTTTTGCATGAGTTACATTTTTATCTCCAGCATTTGCCAATGCAATTGCTGTCATTATTTTATCTCTAGCAGCTAATTTTTTACCTTTGTTACCACCCATTTCATAGCGGGGTGAATCAATTTCAACACTTTTTACAAATTCATTTAAGTAATTATCAGAATTAAATATTGATCGTATGCCTTCTGTTTTCTTTTCAGTTTGTTGTCTTAGCCATCTTTGTTCTATTGCTTGATTATTTTTAAGCATTAAAGAAGACTTATGTTTTTTAACAGCATCAAATGCATGTTCTTTAATAAAACGAGCATTTAACCCTCTATCCATTAATGGCTGTATAAATGTTTCACTTAGCCATTTTGTATAGATTTCATTAAATTCAGCACCTGTTAAATTATCACCATATTTTTTTCCAGATTTAGTTGTAAATCTACCTATTTCTCTGTAAAAAGTATTGTCAATATTTCCAGTCCAGTTTTTTAATTCAACACGTTTTTGATGTCTTGTTTTAAAAATTGATCCTTGTTCTACTGCTTCAGCAGCTGGATAATTCTTATTTTGTTCATGTGTTGCAATTACTTCATTATCTGATTTTAAACCTACTTCAGCTGCATTGTTCAGAGCTGTGTTAGTTTCGGTAGGTTTATCGAATGCACCTTTACCAAACCAATATTCTTTTTCTGCATTATCGTCAGCTTTTTCATCCATAGCATTAGCTAATTTTTTTGCAGTAGCAGAAAATTCAGCAACACCTTTAATCATCTTTAATGGCATACCAGCATTTTCGATACGCCTTTTATCATTTTCTCTTTCTAATGATTCATTGTATTCTTCACTAGCGTTAACAGACGCATATGAATCCCCAATAATTTTAGCCCAATCGGGCGATTGGTTAAATAAAAAACTACTTGACATAATTACTAAACGAATGGCATTGCCATATTTGCTATTGAGGAACCTATTGATAATGCATCCATAAATGCAGCAGCTCCTACGTTTACTTTTACTGGCTCTGGTGGTGCAACATCTGGTATAGGTTGGAAAGCAACTTCAGCAAACTGTTGTTGTTTATAACCTTGCATCTTGCCTACAGTTTCAGCTGTAGCTCTATCTAACTTTTTGTCATTTAATACAAGTTGTCTAGTAATCTCAGCTACTTTTCTACCAGAATCGGCTTGTTCCATCCGACCAATGCGAGATGCGGATCGACCTGTCCCACCGCTCGCTAATAGTTTGGAGTACTCACTGTTCTTAGATAGTTCTCTAAACAGCTCTTCATATTTAAGTTGAGCATCTCCTCTTGCTTGTCTTTTCTGTTCTTGTTCATCTGCGTATGCTTGAGCTATACCCATATCCGCAGCAGATGTATTTATATCGTATTGAACTTGTTTAGCACCATAAATTGAGAGAGACTGATTCCAGTTACGTTCTCGTTTACGAAGTGCATAATCATACTGTCGTTGAGCAGCTTCATTCTGTGCTCTAGCTTGTGCTCCTAAACACACGGCAAAACTCCATAAAGGATAAGTTATTAGGT